ATAAGGATGCCCATAAATGACACCTCTTGACTGGATCGTTGAAATGGCTTCATCAAAGAGCTGCTCAGTTTTTGTCATAGTCAAATACCTCATCTGACTGCTTCTTGATGTTGGTCATTCTACGGTGCATATCCCAACCCGTTGCACGCCCAGACCAATAACCCCGATTGTAAATTTCGGTTTGCCATAAATTTACTGCATAGGCTAACAAGCCCGTTGCTATCATGAACCATAAAATGGTGATTCCGTTGATTTTCATACTGCTCCCTTTACCCACAGCGTTCGTGTGGATACAGAAAGTATGACCTAAATCAAGGACGCTTGGTTATTTTCTTTCGGAGTGTTGTATAACGATTAGATAACGCCAATATCCTCAACATCATCGATATGGTCATCAATCGTGCGGTCGATATAGTCTGTTTCACGCCCCATAAGACTTTCCAAGAGCTGTGAAACTGCCATCTTTGTTAATTGGGATCATCTGCACATTCATATTCTTGCCATCCCAGTCCATAATGACTATGCCCATTTGCCAGTTGGCGAGCCCTTTTGTGTATGAAGCCTTTGCTCGGTTCATAAGGTTGCCTGTTTCAACCCCATAAAGGGGTCTGTAAGCCCCGTAGAGCCCCTCTGAGTAGGCTGACATACCTAGTCTATGGGTATGACCACAAACCACGCTCTTACCAGCCTTTTTGGCAAGATTTAAGGCAGTCTGTCCAGCATTAGGATTCATGTTGCCTTCATCGCCATGAGCCAAGATCCAGCCCTTTTCAAATTCAAAGAATGTCTTATGGAAAGTAATGCCCATAGAATCAAAGTCCATAAACTTGGCATACTGCAATTCGGGAAGTGAGATCATTCCCGGAACTTTCAATAAAGTGTTATAAAGGCGATCAGTATGATTACTGCGGATAATATGAGCTTCTCGGCTGTGTTCTGTGAGAGCCCAAAGAATTTCTTGAGTAGCTGTGCGATCATCATCCAAAGTTTGTTGATAAGCCAAAGGTGTTTTCTCAGCCCAACGGCTAATGGTTTGAAAATCGATTTCATCGCCAACGCATAGAACGCTGTCAAATCTTTCACGCTTTGCCAACTTGATGACATTTTTAACAGCTGTTTCATGGTGGTATGGAATTTGCAAATCACTTATTACTAAGTATCGCTTAATCATCATCCTCATCGTCAGTTGGATCTATGGAGGGAATAATCCCGCCATCGCCCACGATCCAATCAGGAAAAGTCTTATGCTCGGTCATTAACCAAAAGGCGTGTTCTGGTGTAAATCCTGCTTTACGAGCTGCTTTATAACATTCGTGCAAAGCCATGTAATGCTGATCTATTTTGTTTAATGGCTCAGGAGTTTGGCGAACGACTCGACGATTGATCTTTTTGCGTTTGATAGGTTTTCGTGTGTTCGCCATGTGATAAGGCTAACTCTACTTGGACAGTATTCTTAGGATTTCCTCTTGGCGTGTTTCGATTCTTGCTAAGCGATCAGCAAGGGAAGCACCACCATTAGGAGTTAAAGTCCAAAGCCATCCTTTAATAAGATAACGCAGACCCGTAAAGAAACCGACCAATACGGCGGTTATGCCAGCGGCGAAGCCAGCCCATTCTGCCGGTGTCATTTTTCGGAGTTGCCAATTCCAAATGCTCCCTCTTTTGGATCTAACCACTTGATAATAGGTGCAACAAATGCACCAAGCAAAACAGCATATTCAGGTCTTACATCTCCAGCAATAGCGAGTGCAACAGTAATTCCAGAAGCAGCCACAGCTCTTAAATATGACTTGATTGCAGCTTTATGTTTGTTTGATAGTTTCATGCGTTGCCTCCTAGTAGTGGGATGTTAAAGAAATCGCCTTTTTGATTTGGGTGGAATGAAACATGGACATGAGCGGTATGCGGTGATGCACCCTTATATTTTCTCCATCGCCAATTTAAGAGTTTGCTGGCAATATGATGATTGTGAATAACATATTTGATTCGCTTATCTGTTTTGCCAGCAATGCGTATTTGGTCGGCCAAATAAGCAGATATGCCTTCAGTTGCACCAAGATCCGCTGTAATATCGATCGCACAAACCTCACCCGATTTTAATGGGTTATGGTCTGAAATTTTAGATCTCATTTGATGTTGTGCTGAGGCAATCCAACCATCGGATTTTCTAGATCTATCAGGAAAACAATCATCAATTTGCTCCCGCAATTGAACAGCTGCTTTAGATAACCAGGGTTTCATTACATCAAGCGGAAGGTTTGCCTAGTATTAAACCTTCTGGAATTGGCTGGCTGTATTCCCATTTTTCAATATATGCGCCAACGCCATCACTATCATTTCTTAAAGTTATGAATCCTTTAATTCCAAAAGCAGCATAATCATCCTGTGCTAATTCTGGATAAACTTCAACAATTTTTTCCCATAATTCCATTGTTTATGCTCCTAAATAACTAATTGTGAATCTTGCGTAAAGTTGGCCTAAAGTAATATCTTTAGCTGCTCCGCTGTCTTGATAATAAAATGCTTCCACATAATCTCCAGCAGACAAATTCAAAACGACATTACCAATAGATTTTGGCTGGCGAGCATTCGCAGCGACATTTCCACAGTATATTTCAACGCTTCCATTTTTATAGAACGCTAATGTTCTTTGACCAGTCGCATTGTTATCTGTTTCAAATGTAGCATTTAATAAATACTTACCACCTTTTCCAGTTGGTATAGTAAATCTTGAAGTATTTGATGAAGTGCTATGAAAACCATCGGTATCATAATTTTCGGAATCAAAATTTATTGCGGTAAAAGTTCCGTTAGCAATAGATTGAACCGCAACATTATAAACTGAAGCACCAACAAATGTTGAGCCACTACTAGCAGTTCCCCATTCAGGAGCAGTTGCACCAGAATTTACTTTAAGCACTTGACCTGCTGTTCCAATTGCTAATCTGCCTAAAGTATCCGCAGCAGTTCCATAAACTAAATCTCCAGCAGCATCTATTACTGTGTTTTGAGTGTCGCTAACATATTTCAAACCTGTTGCTTCGCCACTTGCTGCAACCAATCTTTGATTGTCAGTTCCAACTGCAAGGCGTGCTGGAGTATCAGCAGCGGATGCTGCAACAATATCTCCCTTAGCATCAACAATTGCATTTTGGATTGCATTAGCATCATCTGAAGTTGCCCAAGTCGGCACGCCTCCAGCAACTGTTAAAACTTGTCCAGTTGATCCAATTCCAAGTCTTGTATTTGTATTTGCTGTTGCTGAACGATATTCAATATCGCCAAGCGTTGTAGATGGATTTAAGGCTTTTGTTGTTGTATCAACAGATGATCCAAGCGTGCGAATAGCAGCTGCGCCATCCTTAACCAGATCGGTGTCATCCGGTGTTTCCCAATTATAATTTGTTGTGTTTGCCATATTAGGCTACTGCTCCAATCGCATTTTCCCATGTAAGTGTACCACTTAGAGTGTTCCAAGCCTCTGAACCTGATACCTGATCCCAAGCAAGTGCTACTTGAGAAAATTCAATCGGGCTCAAATTTATTGTTAAAAATAATTCGTTGAATCTTGTACTCCAACGCCAGCCTTCAACATAACCCTCAAACTGTGAGGTTGGGGCTATCTGAACAGGCAAGTCTGTAATTCGCATTGGTTGCCCAACAAAGATTTGGAGCAAGGCATCTCGGTCAGCATCATCAATTGCTGAGTTAGTTAATGGGAATGTAATGCTGTCAAATAAGGCTCTTGGATAGGATCTAAGGGCAATAAAGCGATCAGCCACAGCTTGTGCATCGGTAGCATCATGCAAGACTGTATTTAGGGTTTCACCTCGATAACCAAAGGTTGCAATACTAGTCAGATCAATTGCTGTTTTCTGTGATCCGTAGTTGTTGCCGTAATTAAGGATGATCTCGTTTCGAACATCTGCGCCTCTAGCCAAAACCTTTAATCCTGCACCAATGGCAGTATTGGCTGAAATCTCTGTGTATCCATTATTTGCAAGATAATTCTGTCTGTGAGTTGTGTCAGCATAGGAGATGCGACCTTCATTGTCCTCATACAAAACACCAAGTGCGCTGTTAGCGATAAGGCTTGCAATGTTGTAAGTGGTGTCAGGATCAGCGGTTCGATTTTCAAGTTCATAAACTCCGGGGCGATCAATCTCGCCAAGCCCTACATTTTCAGCATTTGCCCAAGTGGTTGTTGGATCATAGCCAGACCAAGTTTCAGCTGCTGGCACTTCATTCCAATTGTTTAAGAATATCTCAGAAAGCAATTCCCAGATTTGATCGCCGTCATCATCTTTAGCCAATGTGCCGTTATAGATTACTTTTGGCAATTTAGCCAATGAACCTAATGCAAGGATTGTGTAAGTAAAGGTTTCGGCAATACTGCTTGCGGTCGCAACCTCGGTTGTAATGTCTGTAATGTTGCCACCAAATAAAGTCCGATAGGTGTTTGTGCTGTCTTTGACTTGCAGGGTTATTCCGTCATTGACTTGCAGGTTATAGTTTTCATTATTTAAGGCAACCAATTCAATTTGCAAATAAGATGGATTGGGTTGGGAGTAGATATCCTCACGACCAGCCTGATGGGCTATGTCAGATATTGCAACATTTGTGTATTCAACCGCATTGATTGTCAATTTCCAATCGGGAGTAAATACAGTCATTATCCGCCCTTGATGCCGTTGTTATACAGCTGTGGAACTGATCTTGATGCGCTGTTATTTAATACCTTTGCAACGGCTCTTGCAGCACCTTCACTATCAACGGCTTGAACTGAAACATTGTTGATAACAGTTGGATTTCCTGCACCATAACTAAAATTAGAAGTTGGAACAGATGGAGTTTGTCCAAGCATTCCACCAGTCAATGACGGGTTTGAAATATATCCAATATCTGCTCCGGGTTTAATCAGATTAGTAATGCGAATTGCTTGGTTTGCAAACTCAACTAATAAACCAATTGCTTCTCGAATGAATGTGATAAATCCTGAAATTATGCCAGCAACTGTTTTGATTACTGCTCCAAATGATGCTGCACCCTTTTGACTTTCATCAAGAGCTGCGACTAATCCTGCATCACCTGTTAGACCAGCAATAAATCCATTAAGGGTTGGAATGCCTGTTTCATTTAAGAATCCAATAAATCTTTCGACAAATGGAAGCAATGCATAACCAAGACTTTCCTTCGCTTCATCAAATCCTACTTTTAAGCGATCAATCTTGCCTTGGAATGTTTCAGCGTTTTTACTAGCTGCGCCACCATAAAGATCCGATAACTTTTGTTGAACTTCTGTGAATGAAAGAGTGGCAAGTTCGCTTTTTGATAATCCAAGACCTAATCTACCGAGAGCTGTGGTATTGCCATCTTGAGCCCGACCCAAAGCATTGGCAACTGTTTCAAGTTCAAGTCCTCGACCTTTAGCAATATCTAAAGACAGGTTTAATAATCTTTGTGCTTCATTAACATCTTTTGTGGATACGGCTAATCTCTGGAATGCCGGTCTTAGTTGATCGTCAGCAACACCAGTTGCAAGTGAGGTTTTGAGTATGTAATCCTCAGTTGCCTGAATTTGACCCTCAGTTGCCCCCGTGGCGCTTCTTAATGCAGCAGCCAACCTTAACTGTGCTTGCTCATCCTCTATTGCAGCCTTGACCCCATCAATGGCTAATTTAGTGCCATAGGCAACGGCAGCAGCAGCAGCGACTGCAAATGCAGCAGCAGCCTTCTTTCCAAATTCTGCAATCTTGCTTGCATTACTTTCAACGGCTTTGTCAGCTTCGCCAAGTTTCTTTTTAAGATCATCAACATCGGCAAGAATTGATAATTTAAGCGTTCTACTACCGGTTGCCATTAGACCCATTCCTTAATAATGCGATCAAAACTTGCTTCCCACTTATTAATTAATTCAGGCTGAATTCTGCGAAGGGTTGGATAGATAAACCATCCCCGACTACCTCTGCCTTGCCGTCCTGAATATGCAGGAAACTGTTTGAACTTATTTGAACCAAACTCAACACCACCCCATAAGGTTTGCGTAGTAGCACCACCTGAAAACTTTTGTCTTGCGAAGCCATAACTGAACTCACCGATTTTACTTGACTTTGAGATGCTAACTCCATCCGCAACTCTTTGCGCAACTTTGCCAGACTTTGTTCTTGTTTGAGCAGCTGCTTTAATTTCCTCAGATGCAAAATACGCCAGCGCAGAAGATTGAGTTCTTGCTTCCTCTGTCGCTTGGTCATCCATAAGTTTGAATGCTTTATAAATATCACGCAGATCAGACTTATTGTATGCAATAGTTTCATTTGCCACTTCTCGCCTCCAATACTTCGATCGCTGTTAATATGTCATCCGCATCAACCCATTCACTCATCGGTATATGAGTTGCAATTGCTAACTCAACCAATAATCTGCTTAGGCTTCCTGCTTTGTGGCTTTTGGGTCTGCATCACCGACTATTACATCACTTACTGTTTCCATCCAAATATCCATTGGTTTGACTGGCTTGCTTCCGGCAATCTCACGCTTATGAGCATGATAAGCCAGAAACATAAGATCCCAAATACCCAGCTTCTCGGATGCTTGTCCAATGACATTTCCTGTCTGCTTTTCCCATTTCGCCCACTCAGGCGGTTGGGCAATATAAGTTGCTTGCTCGCCTGAGCTGTATTCAATTGTGATTGGTAGTTTCATTTTGCTCCCGTTGCTAGTTTTTAACTAAAGGTTTCTACTACTGCGCCTTTAGATACTGTGAATGTGAATGATACTGTCTGAGCATCAACACCTGAACCACCAGCGGTTGGAAACTCTGGCTTTACTGGAAACACAAATTGTGCTCCTGATGCAGCTGTAAGTGTCATGCTGATATCTGTATCTGGTGCACTTTCAGCAGCAGCCCATAGAGCCTCACAAACTGAGTTTGCCTTGCCCCAATCAGCCAACATATCCAATTGGAATGTTCCTGAAATGTTTGTTGTCTTGTAAGCCTCTCCATCCATAGTCTGATAAACCTGACGCTCATTGACTTTGGTTAGAACTGCATTTGTCGCTTGTGCTTGAATATCTGTTCCACCTGTGAAAGATAAACCAACATCACGACCGGTAATTACGACTGTTGCCATGATTTCTCCTTATATTGTTTGTGTGTAGTAGGTAGATACTCGAACATCTG